CTTGTTAAGCTTACTCTGTGGATTTTCCCCCCCACAGAGGTAATTGATCGGTATACTTCCACTGATTCTTCTCATTTAAGAGAGGCGGCGGTTATTACACCACGGCCAGAATCAGCCCGGAAGCCACAACTCCATCTTCTGGAAAGAATAATTTCGAATTACATCGTCATTATCTTTCTTCCAAGATGGGCCAGGGATAAGCTCCCTATTCGCAAGGATAGGTAGTCCTTGTGGCCAACATATCGGATCATACGCTACTCAGCCCAACCCAACCAACACTAAAGGAGAACTATTATCAGTAGTTTTTCCCTGGTGCCGGACCGGATAACTACCCGAGTTATCCTGTCCAATTTGAATGAAAGGGTTTCCCCTAACAGACGCACGAGTCGGGTCAGCTAGCAAAAACGCAGAAGTAAAACTGTGGACCTTTTCAATTCCACAGAAAGACCTAATGCGATTTGCAAGCAGGACTGATTCGAATGTGTTAAAGTTCTCTGACTTCAGCCGCTTGAACGGCTGGGACAGACAACTTCTATCACTCGAGGGTGATAGCACAGCAGAAGTGATCAACAATCGCCATCTCTTAGGATATAATCTAAGAAATAGGGAAATATCGATCGAAAATTTCTTTGCAGAAATCTCTTTTACTAATGCTAACGCATCGGTTACAAGAGAGTTTTTCCTGAAAATTAATAAGGGTAAAGGAAAAGGTTTCAAATCTTTTCCACCGCGGAATAAGCTTTTTGCGAATTCAGCGACCCCCACTCCTTCAAAGGATTTACTTGGAGACCATGGCATCCCTAGGGATGATATGAGCTCCTTGTAAGTTTCAGCTACCTCCCTGTCTTGGATGACTAAGTCATCACCCAAGAGGGCATAGTTCTCGTATCAACGTGAACTATCAGGATAGGCAACTTTATAGGATAGCTGGACGAGAGCATGATGACAGAGAGCCATTGCTGGCCAACTGGATAACGCTCCCATGGGCTGTCCCACTCGGTAACGAATACGTTTCAGGTTCCCCTTGTCATAATAGACAAAGGTCCTTTTTGCTATGACTTGCAACCACCAAAACATTTGCCAAAATGTTAGGATATTGCACTTTCAAAGTAACAGGCCCTGTAGGAGGACCGGAAACCTATCGGTGCAAGCAGAGAGATCGATTGATGATACCACACAATTAAGTGTGGTCATCTTTCTGACCCTCTCGCGTTGCTTGTCTTGATCAAATGTTCCATCCTGAGGTATTATTCTCAAGATGGCATTCATATGATCATGCACCGGTTTAAGCAGACTTTGCGTTAGTAGATCTACTAACGCAACCACTCTCGTCTTTCCTCCCTTATCACTAAGGAAGGCGAGTCTTGAGTGAATAGGCTGCTTACTCATATTAAGAGGATTGTTTTTAATCCACATTAATATGTCCGAGATTGACCT